GGCCCTGCTGGCCCTGCTGGGACTGGCCCTGCTGGCCCTGCTGGGACTGGCCCTGCTGGCCCTGCTGGCCCTGCTGGCCCTGCTGGCCCTGCTGGCCCTGCTGGCCCTGCTGGCCCTGCTGGCCCTGCTGGCCCTGCTGAGACTGACTCTGAGGAGACTGTCCCTGCTGACCCTGCTGGCCTGGCTGGCCTGGCTGGCCTGGCTGGCCTGGCTGGCCTTCCTGCTTCTCCTCGTCCTCGGCAGACTGTCCGCGCTTCTGCTGTTGCTGGATGGCCTGCTGAGCCAGCTCCGCGCGCTTCTTGAGGATGGCCGACGCCAGCTGATAGATTTTCTTGGGGCTCGACTGCAGGCGACTGCGCAGTAGATCCATGAGCAGCTTCTGATACTGCTCGAATGCCATGTTGGGCGGCATCGGAGGCGTGAAGTTACTGGGCAGAACCCAGTACCCCAGCGGCTTGGCCGGATCGGCGATGCCCGGCCAGTTCTTCTTGAGCAGCTCGTTGTCGGCCATGTCCGCAGCGAGGTTGCGCGTGATGGCGAACATGTGCTGCTCTTCCACGCCATTCAGGCACTTCAGAAGAGTCAGGCCTCGAGGAATGTGCTCGAGGATGATGTGCAGCACCTCGTGCTCCAGCGTAGCGGCCAGCTCTTCGTGGCTGACCATCGCCGCGAAGATCGGGTCGTACAGAAGGAAGTACTTGCCGCGATTGGACACGACACCCATGGTGCCGAAGCCTGGGGCTGCCACACGATCCAGGCGATTGAGCACTCGCGCGTAGAAATTCGCGGCCTGGTTGCTCGAGAAGTAGGTGAGGGCGTCCGCGACTGTGTCGCGCCCCTTGTCGATTAGTTCCTGCAGCTTCTCGTTGAGCTGCATCTCCAATTGAATTTTGTCTGCCCCGGTACGCACTAGCTTTGCTTCTCCTTTAGGGCTATGATTAGCCCAAATGCGCGCTATCAACGACCAATATAACGGCGACCCCACATACGCAGAACTCCATGTTCTCACACGGGGGCGCCCGCTTGCACGTGAACTGCTGAAGACTGCGCAGTTCATGAGTAAAAAAGCTGAAGTGGACGCGCTGCCCGATACAGCTTTCGCGTGGGAATCTGAAAGGCGATTCCCTGTGCACACGAAAGAGGACACCGTCGCCAGCCTCTTATACCGGAGTAAGCTAGGTTCTTCGGTGCCGGGCTACGTAGACTCCAAGTTGGCTAAGGCTAGTGAGATCTACGGGCTCGAAGCGCACGTGTTTGCGGCCGCCAAGACCGCGCAGTCGGTCACGCCGGAACAGTCCGTGTACGCGCTCCCCGACGTGTCGCGTCTGCCAATCAATAACGCCGAGCAGATTAAGGTAGCTGAAGAGGTCCTTCAGCGGGACTACACCAAGCTCACGCTCGAGAAGCGCGCCGAGGCGTTCAGCCGAGTCGCGCAGGCTGCCCGAGTACACAGCGTTACGCTTCAGCCCTTCACACTGAAGATGGCGGGGCTAACCGCATCGAGTGTAGACACGCTGAAGACCTGGCTAGGAGCCCGCGCAGGCGCTACCACAGGCAAGTACAGCGACGCGTACGAGAAGCTCGCTGCAGCTCTGCCGGCGCAGCCCCTCATGACCAGTCGCAAAGACCTGGTGAAGGTGGCCTCTACGATCGAAGAGATCGACCGCCTTGCGGGGCTCGACAAGCACTACGACCGCAAGCTGCCGGATCCGCTGCTGACGGTGTTCAACACGTCTAAGGTCGCCGGGCAAACCGTAGACGCCTGCGGAACCCAGGTGCCTGTAGAGACCCTCATGGCGTTACCTCCCGATATCTGGGAGTCGGTAGACATGCCCGAGATGGCGCAGGTGGCCGAGGCCGGTGACCCTGCGGAATTCGCGCAGGTCTTTGCCACCATCCCCGCAGACATCAAGACGATGATTTGCAAGCAACTGGGGATGTAAGTGGGCGCGCGGGAACTGCTCAAGGACGCGACCACGTGCGCCTTCGCATGTGTCCGCGCCCTAGATGTACTGCTGCCCAGCACTTGGATGGCGTGGGAGCCCGAGACTCTATGGATAGAGCTGTCGCGCATGGGCGTCAGCGTACCTCCGAATAACCGCGCCAAGGTAATGGCCGCGCGGGTCCTGGTGTCTACTGGTCGGTTCTATTACGACGCGCTGGTCTTCGAGAAGACCGCGGTAACGTTCAACGACGACCCTGTGCACCTGGACAGCCTAGACGATGCGCCTGTGGAGTATCTGGCGTGGGCCTCATACGAGGCGTACAAAATATACCTGCACTACCACAAAGAAAACGTGAGCTACGACCGGGAGCCCATCGCGTACACCGGCGTGCAGCTGTACAGACACGGGTTGCTAGTAGCCCCTGAGCAGCTGCACTGGGCTCAAGAAGCTCTCGACACGCACTACGGAAAAGACAGTGTCGTGTTGCGCAAGAAGGTCGAGGCCGCGTGGGCTGCCCTGCCTAAGGGCGAGCTAAAAAATAACGCGTATCCCGAGACTCCTCTGGGAGTACAGCTGGCCAAACTAGCTGCAGTGCACACGTACTTCGATACGAAGTCCAAGGCACTACAAGCTAGCTTAGCCCAACTGGTGTCGTGATCAGGTCTTGGGGATCAACCCCGCGGCCTGCTTGTACGACCTCATTGTGTCTACGATGAACTTCATCTTCTTCTTGTACGGCTCGTAAGCCGACAAGGCGCTGGAGAGCTTGTTGAGGTACGTCTGTCCCTCGGCTCCCTTCGCGTTCATGGCCTGCTTCAGATGCTCCGCGACGAACGTCTGGAGGATCTCGTTCGGCAGGTCGCCGATGAAGAGCGCGACGTGAGCCGCGATCTTGGTCGGATCGGCCATCGTAGAGAACAGCTCGAGGGCTACGCCCTCGCACAGCTCGACCACCAGGCTCGCGCGGTTGGCCGCCTTGGCGTCCACGGCCTTCTCGACCATGTCGCCTTCCTTGTTGACCGTACGATCCAGCAGAGACGCGACGCGCTTGCGCACGCTGCTCTGTGGCGTATACGAGTAGAGGATCTCCGACGGCTGGATCAGCGTGTTCTGGTCCGCGACGAACTCCATGAACTTCCGGGCTGCCACGGTGCCCACCTGACCTTCGATCAGGGTGCGCACTGCTTCGCCAGCGAGATCCATCTTGGCCTTCTGGGCTCCATGAAGGATGTTGGACACCTTCTCCCAGTTGGAGGGGCACGGGAAGGCCTTGCCGGCGTCGCGCGCGCCGGTGTCATACAGGAAGGTGTTTGCCGCCTTGATGAAGGCCGGCACGTACGGGTGCCAGTTCGCCTTCTTGACGTAGTCCAGCCACGCCGAGAGGTCGTGGACTGTGTAGACGAAGTTGAGGCGCTTTCGGATCGCGTGATCCTTCTCCGCCTCGTTGACGAGGTAGGACCCATCCGACGGGTTCATCGCAGCCACCACGATGACGTTCTCGTGGAGGTGGAAGTTGTGAAGTCGCCGCTCATCGGCGAGCGTGAACAGGCCGTTCACGAGCGCCTTTTCGGAGCGATTCCACTCGTCGAGGAAGAGCACCGCACATCCCATCTCTTCCGCCTTGCGGTTGAGCTCGAGTAGCCACTCAGGAGCTACGAAATTGAACGAACTTGCGTCCTCGGTGAACATGATCATGGAGATTTCCTCCTGGCTCATGTGACCGAAGTTCAGTACACGCATGTACCCATTCATGCGTGCGCACCATTGGTGCACGATCGGCGTCTTGCCGATCCCGGTCTCACCGATCAGGCAGATCGTCAGGCGTGGCTTCATGTGTCACACAATGTCTAGCAGCTTAGATACCAGTCCCATGCTCGTGGGGCTGATTCCCAGACGGTCCCAGCCGTCGACCATGTCCTTCTTCTCGGCCATTACTCCCCTTTTCTAAAGGATGGTATTGCACACCTATGTGCCATGATGCACATTATTTCCACAGCCATTTTTGCGCCCGACTCTGGTGCGCCAGCAGAGCCTGACTCTATCATTGATACGCACTTCTACCACGAAAACGCGAAATAATGGAAAATACATCTACCGTTGGAGACGCGTACACGAAAGACGATTTGGTCATACGCCGCTCCGACTGGGCCCAGGCGTTAATCTGCCTGGACGGCCGTCCGTTCTCCCTAGCAGACTACCCGTTCTACAATCGCATTTACGACAGCACCGTAGGCGGGCTATTGCTGAAAACGGGGCAGCAGGTTGCTAAGAGTACGACGCTGTCTAACTTCCTGATTGCCGAGGCTTGCACAAAGCCCCACTGGCGCAGTCTGTTCGTAGCGCCCGCACAAGAGCAAACCACACGCTTCTCGCAGACACGTGTCGGCAAGACCATCTTCTACAGCCCTGAGATACGCAATCGATGGGTATCCAGTGAGCTGTCTAGCCGCGTCTTCCAGAAGCAATTCACCAACGGCTCCGAGATAACGTTCACGTACGCCAGCGATGACCCGGACCGCGCCCGCGGTGTGTCTGCCGACCGCGTTGCATACGACGAGGTCCAGGACATGCAGTACGAGGCCGTAATCCCCGTCATCAACGAGACGATGAGCAACAGCGATTACGCGTATGAGACGTACTGCGGAACGCCTAAGTCGATGGAAAACACCATCGAAGGCCTGTGGCAGTGGAGCACTAAGACTGAGTGGGTGATCAAGTGCTCTGGCTGCAACGCGTTCATGTTCTTCGAGGACGAGCGTTGTTTAGGCAAGAAGGGCCCCATTTGCCTGAAGTGCGGCAAGTACGTTGATGTCCGCCAGGGGGAGTGGATAGACACACACGTGTTCCCGCCCAACCACACGGGCAAGAAGCTAAAGGGATTCCATATCCCGCAGGTCATCCTGCCCAAGAACGTCCCGGCGTCCATGCCTTCTGACCTAAAGAATCAGGAGCTCGCAAAGACGCGCTGGGACCGCATCATCGAAAAGCACGTCGCCTACCCGCCGTCCAAGTTCAAGAACGAGGTCATGGGCGTCAGCGACGCCATCGGTACGCGCCTCATCTCGCAAGAAGAGCTCGAGAACCTCTGCCGTGACTATGTGATCACGGAATACCCCACCAACAACATCATGATGCAAGACCTGCGCGGCGTCGTAGCCGGCGTAGACTGGTCCGGCGGCGGCATGGCTTCAGGAGCGTCGCGCACCGTGCTGTGGGTATACGGGATTACGCAGGGTACCGTAGAGCACAACTTCCGTCTGAAGACGCTCTACTTCAAGATATACCCGGAGACCAACCCCATCTCCGGCGGTGTTGTCGATCACATTGTCGAGATCTGCAATCGATACAACGTCAGCATAATCATGGGTGACGCCGGCGGTGGCGCGTTGGCCAATGCTAACCTGCGTGAGCGCCTAGGCCAGCACCGCGCCCACCAGTGCCAGTACCGCGGTGGCGTGACCGGCGGCAGCGGCACTAACGCACGTCCCATCTTCTGGAACAAGATCGACCGTTGGATGGTGGACCGGACCACCATGATCGATCACTACATGATGTTCTTGAAGCGCGAGGGCGTGATCTTCCCGAGCATCAAGCAGATGACAACGCCCATCAAGGACATCCTCGCTCTGTACGAGGAAGTGTCTAACACCGGCCGTAAAGTATGGCGGCACGCGGCGTCTAACCCCGACGACGCGTGCCATGCCCAGATATATGCGTGGCTAGCCAGCAAGTTACTGGCAGCGGATCCGATGATGACCTATGACGGTGCCCCGCGGTAAACGCAACCTTTAGTACGAAGCCCTTGTAACAACTCAAGGGATTCGGCTGTGTGCCCCGCGTAGTGGGGGGTCGCGCAACGTAGCTGACGGTACATCAGCGCTAGAAGGCATGCGTTGCGTTAGCGGGTCACCGTCAGGAGGTAACCGCGATCCCGGTGCCCTCGGCCACGATCTTCTCAGCCATGGCGATGCTGGGCTTCAGCGTGTATCGTGCCTGCCGGTTCTGCAGCATGAACCCCGGGTAGATGCCTATCAGGAGCTCGGAGGGCGGGCACATAGAACGGATGCCCGCCTTCATGATGCGCAGGTGGCGTGCTACGTTGAAGATGGGCACGAGCTGCAGACCGCCGCGCTTGTCGTCGAAACGAACTACGCAGGGGTCTAGTAGCATAATCGCGTCGCTGTCTATCTCGAGCTGGATGCCCAGGATAGGCCCGTCGGCTGTCGTATAGACCTGCAGCGGCTTGGGCGCCACACAGAACTCGTCGTCCTGCACTGTGGCGTGTTGGACGTAGCTGGTATGCAGCTCCTCGTCAGTCTCCTCCCATTCAGTGATGGGCCTAGAGCCAGGAGGTAGCTGCGCCGCCCAGTTCTCTACCGTCGTGTCCACCAGAGTGCCGTCAGCTAGCCTGACGGAGGGCTTCCACGCATAACGCGTATCTCGGACGATGTTCAGGGTGAAGGTAGCCCCGAACTTATCGAACGAGACTGTATCGTGGGTCTTGGTGCTAGACGGTCGCGGCGGCTTCGCCGGAGAAGGCGTCGTCTCGGAGCTCTGCGAGGATTTCATTTTCTTCTACCACTCCTTCTAGAACGGGCGTGAATACGTGCTTAGCCAAGTACTTATCTATGGGCTGGCATTCCCCGTAGTTAGGCCCGACTTCGATGTCTACCTTGAAGGGGACAGGAAGCCAAGAGTACTTCTCACTCACCCGCTTTTCGGCGTAGTAGTGGATGAACTCCTTGAGCTGACTCAGGTGCTTCTTGGGGAATTGCATGACAATGGAGTCGTGTACTGTGAGCAACAGGCGGCCGCCCAGATCCCGCAGCGGCTGGTCCATTTCGACCAACTGCCCAATGACGATGTCAGAGGACGTGCTCTGGATCTTGAAGTTGCGTGCTTGGCGCACGGCGCGGCCACGGTGGCGCGACAGCCGCGCAAGCGGGAAACGCCTGCGACGACCGAAGTGTGTCTCCACCCAGCCCTTATTGAGAACTTCCTGCTCTATATCGATAGCGTACTGCTTGATGGCAGGGAACATGGCGTAGAGCAGGTCGATTAGCTCGCGGGCCACGTCCTCAGAAACGCCGATGGTCTCTGCGATCTTGCCCGGGCCTGCACCGTACAGAATGCCGAACACGACGCGCTTGATTCGAGAGCGCTCGAGATCGAGCTTCTTTCGATACGCCTTGTCAGGCAAGAATACATCGTCATCGCGACGGTCGTAGTGTTCATACGGGCGGTTGAACACCTTATGCGCGAAGAAGCTGTGCATGTCTAGACCGCGGTTGAGCGCGTCTATCAGTGCGGGGTCGTGTGCATAGGCCGTGAAGACGCGGACTTCCGCGCCTTTCCAGTCCACGTTCACGATGACGTAGTCGTCTGACTCCGGTATGAACAGCTTCTTGATGTTGAAATTCGCTAAGAACTTCGGGATGTTCTGCATGTTCATATCACTCGAGCTCAACCGGCCGGTGCCGGTGCCGTTCAAGTGAAACTGCGTATGCAGGAACCCATCGCGCTTAGACAGTGCTCGGATATTGGCTAGGAAGGTGTTCAGCGCCTTACTGGACTTACGCCACTCCAGCAGACGTACAGCGAACAACGCGTCGTGTGCCGGTATTGTCTTGGCGTCGTCGGCGTATTCGATGAATGTACGGATCACTTTCTCGGAGGTACTGAACGCGCCCTTCTTGGTCTTCTCGACGGGTGTGTACGTGACCACTTTCCCGTCGGGATGCGTCCAGCCCCAAGAGAACAACACGTCGCACAGGGTGATAGGGCTGTTCAGGTTGATGGCGCGGTCATTACGCACCCGCCCAGCCATGTCGTAGAGCTCTCGCTCAGTGCTCTCGGCAATACGACGCAAACCTTCCTCGAGTACAGGGATGTACTCCTGGTCTACGCGAGTGCCGTAATACTCCATGCGCCCCAGCACCAGAGATGCAGGGACTGCATGTGTACGCATGAGCGGGCCCACCTTGGACTGCTCCTGCTTGATGCGCGTCCGCTGTATGGACGTGAGTTGGCGTGTGACGTCCGCGTCAATCGCGCCATACAGCTGCAGCTCATCGATGGGCACATTCTCGAAGCCCGCGTCCTTGGCAATCTGGCGCTCCTTCTTGGAGCGCGGATCCTCAGGGCGCTTTGGCCTCTTGGAGATCACGGGCTTATCGGGCTTAGCCGCGGTGAACTTGGGTTTGACGGGCTTACCGCGCTTGCCCTTAGGCCAGTCGGCGACCTCCGCTTCCCACACTGCGACACGCCCCTTGTGGTAGCTGCGCATGAAGGTGTAATCCTCCATGGCGCGCTCGTAAGTAGCTAGGGCAGCCTGCTCCGCAGGGGACTTCTGCTCGTACTCGACCAGCTCAGCGTGATGTTTCGTGAGCGCCGCCAAGAACTCAGGATGATCTTCCGCCAGGATATCGGCTTGGTCGGCAATCTCCTTAGCCATCTCCTCTGCTTCAGAGATTCCCTCTTCAGCTTGGAGAAGGTCGTAGAGGCGGTCCTCGTAGCCTACGTAGTCAGGCAAGAAAGAGGCGGTCAGTGCCTTCAGGCCGTAGTTGCCCTTCTTGTCCTCATCCAGGAGATGTTCTCCCAAAAGCGTACACCACATGAGGTTATTGATCGTGAACAGCTCTTTGAGCATCACGAACTTAGCGTCGAATTTCAGGTTGTGCGCTAGCTTAGGCTTGCTGCTGGCCAACACTCGCTGAATTGCATCTCGCAACTCCGCTCTGCGCACCGAGAACTCTTCAGGCGCATGCGGATGGTCGTACAGTATGGTCGTGGCCTTGCCGGCGTCCCACGCAAAGCAGAACGCGATGATACGGGCGCTGCTCTTCTCTGGGCGTAGCGTAGTGGTCTCGGTGTCGAACGAGATTGCCCACGCCGCCGGGTCTCCGCTACGTGCGTAGTTGCAGATCAGGTCACATACCGCCAGCGACTCGTCTACAGTCTTAGGCAGTATGTAGTCCTTGGAGAGCTCTTCTATGGTCTTGGCTTTAGCCTCGCCGTAGAGAGCCCGCTTGAACGCGTTACGCAGGTCCAGCATGAACGTCGCGTAAACACCTGGGGCGGCCACGAGTGCCTTCTCGGAGAAGGTGACCAGCACGGGCGTGCCCGTGCCGGCGTGCGTGTACATCTTCCCACGAGAGTCATTGAACTGCAGCTTGAAGCCCAGCTGCTTGAAGGCGGTGCCCCCAAGTACGATGAGCACCTTGGGCTTCCACGCCCCTATCAGGCCATTCAGATACGTGCTGCACTGCGCCATGACCTCTTTGTTAGGTGCAGTGTCGTCAGGCGACATGCACTGCACTGCGTAGGTCTTGCGCACATCCAAGCCCCGGTACACGGGCTCGGAGTCCATCACGGCATCGATGGCTTTATTGACTACAGTACCGCCGTGTCCAAACAAAGCGCGGCCCGCGGTTGCTGACTTATCGTCGGGTTGCTCGGCGACGATCAGTACGTCACAGCGGCGGGCAGCGTCTTGAGCAGCAGGAGGACAGCGGAGCTCAGAAAATCGAGGGCAACCTTGACACAGAGGCCCTTTGGTCATTCAGAGTCCAGATTTGTCTAGAGGGTCGTTCGTAGGTGCAGCCGGGATATTGGCTGCGGCCACGGCTGCCGCCAGCTCCTTATGAGCTTGCTCCACGTTGTGGATTACGTGGCTCACATCAAAGAAAGTAACTTGCTGCGGATCGTCGGGAAGCCCGAACTGACGGAGGCGTGTCACAGCGCCACGGTCTCGAGCCTTCTTGTACGGCACCATGTGCGACGAAGTCTGTGCAAGCCCGCGTAACGTAGTAGCCCCCATACGGGCGTATTGCCCGGACAGTAGACAGGTACGCGCCTGCGGCCACACCACGGCCAGGTAGTTGGTGACCTTATCGAAGAAGACGCCGCGATCCGAGTCATTGATGTACTCACGCCAGTCGGCACGGGTCAGGACGCTCATGAGCGTACGGCGCGACGGGCGCTGGTTGATCTCTACCTCGATGTTGGGGCTGTACATGACAGTAGAGAACAGAATCTCAGACGGAGAGCGCTCGACCTTCTCGGCCTTTACGTCCTGCTTGGAGTTGATGAAGCTGTTGATGAATTCAACGCCGTCTCCACCGAACGCCGAGAAGATAGCCCCGAGAGGCATGAGGTTTTCGTGCCCTCGAGAGATGGTGAAGCGCTGCGTATTGGCCTCGGCTTCCTTGTACAGCTGGCTGTACGCGCGCGTGATCGGCACGACGTTGTGCACCGCGTGGTAGAAGGCCGCGTGGCGGAGCTCGGAGAACAGGGCTGTCCCGTATTTTGCCAGAGCTGCGCCGATATTTATCTTACCGTCGCGCTTCAGAACCTCAATGCGGTTGAAGCGGGACAAATCCATGGGGTCTACGGGAGCGGTGGCGCCGGCAATATAGAACGGCACCGTAAGCCGTTGAATCTTGCCCTCGCCCTCTTTTGAACCGAGTACGCGCTCAGTTTGCCCCTTAGTAGCCAACCCGCGAAGACTGGAAAGAATGGCCTGTCGAGATGCGGAGTCTCGAGAGCCATCGTCATGGTCATTGAATTCGTCCAGCGCCACCACGATACGCTTAGTGCCATACAGCTGGAACAGCGCGGCCTGCGTATAGTTGTCTGTGGTGATCGCAGCGTTTACCAGGCTATACCCGCGGATCTGCTGGTTATTCGCTAGCAGACACAGCAGCGACGACTTACCCGACTCCCACTCACCCAGGATGTGAGTCATCACCTTCTTGGACATGCAGTCGAAGATGTTGCTGTAGAGCGTCATCAACGTGCAATACATGGCGTCTTGTTCAGGGTACTTGAACGAGAACACGTCCTTGAAAATGTCATTTACGGTCGTGATGTACTGTTCGGGGGAAAACTTAGGTTTACGTCTCATGCTGGCGGCGTCGGGATACTCCGCCCAGCCCAGCGCGGGGTCCGTGTAGAAAAGGCCGACGTGGTGTTTGGTGTAGAACACCTTGTTGCCATCTATCGGCGCTTTGAGCTGGTCTATCTTGGTCAACGTGCCGTCCGCCGGCGAATAGGTCAGCTTGTACTGCTTGTTGCCGTTGACCAGATACCCGGCGTTCTCCGTGGGGACCGACGCTACGTGTATGCCCTGGTCGTGCACCGTAGTGTGCGAGGGGCATTCACTAGCGATGGTGGCAAGCGCCTGGATTACAGCGGTCTGTATCTTGGCCTCACAGACAGGCAATGCAGCATGGCCCGTCTCTGGGTCCGAGACATCCGGCAACCACGACGGCAGCCCGATTTCCTGGCTGACCCACGTGTAGAACACGCCACCGATACGCGTACGCAGAAGCGATATCGCACGCTGGTCCGCGCTGAGCGGCATAGCTAGGTGGTCCTCGTTCTCCTTGTCCCAGAAGTAGAGGATGTTGTCGTTATGATCGTGATGGCTCGGGATGAACTTACGCTTGAGCGCAGAGACTATCTGCGCAATGAACGTAAGCGGTGACTCGTCCGTCTTTACGATCTGAGCCAGTACATCCGATATCGTGAGCTTGGGGAACGCAGCTACGATTGCGGCTGCATACGCCCGTTGCTCAGCCTCGGAGTGCAGTACCTGGCCGTACTCCGCAGAGATGTCCAGCTGGCGGACGATGTCGTCGGGATTGACGGTCTGCAGCTTTACGCGTGCGCGGTCGTAGCACCAGTCGTATGCGTACTGGTAGTTACGTTCTAGCTGAAACTCCGTAAAAACAGCGGTGCCTCCAAGAAGAAGGACCGCACTGTCGGGGTCAAGCCGTACGGTATGTGCCGCGCTGGTCAGCGTGTGTGGCCAGCGGAACACGCGGAAATTAATCTTGGGAGACTTCTTGATTAGGCCTTCGGCCCAGTCACGACCCGCGGCATCGTCATCACCGATGGCGTCTCCACGAGACATGCCTAGCGCGGCCATGCAGTCCAGCCCGCCGTGACCGTTGCCTCCTGCCGCCACGTAGACATGGTCAACGATGCCAGTCTTCACCTGCTCCTGGTAGAGCGTGAGTTGGTCGTGCTCGCCTTCTACGACCGAGAAGGACTCGATCTTGTCGTTGGACAGCAGCGGGGCGTACCCGCTCATCGTGACTCCAAACACCCCTACCGGCGCGTCGTCACTCGCACGGATGAAACGCGTGGAATCCTTGCTGTCTCCGGGTATGCGGAGTTTGAACCCCGTAATACGGTCGGGAGACTCGGCGTACACGTAGACAACACAGTCCATGTACGTGGCGCCGAGATACTGCGAAAACAGCGCGCGGATGGCGGACTTGTCGTCCTTGTCAGCACCAAGACCGTCCAGCAGACGATCCAGGTCGCTGTCACGCGGTAGCATGCCGATCGCAGTCAGGACTGCTACATCGTCAAGCTTACGCGTTGTCTTGAGCCAGTCCCGCGTCTTGCGAGCGGTCTCGGGCAGCGCCGAGGACATCCAGATATTGCACGCGTATGTGTGGCATGCCTCCGCCATCATACGCAGACGACGCTGTTCGTCGTCGATAGCCCCGAGCTGCTTTATCTCTTCGCGCTTGAGCTTTGCGAACGTCTGAGCAAAGTTGGCGCGATACAGCTCCAGTGCTTGTTCATGCGAGCATTTATTTAGGGTCTTAATGACGAGAAGGGGGTCACGAGTCCACTTACCGCATGACCCCGAGTAGCACTTGAAAAACCCCTGCTGCGTGTTGATCACGGCAGACGGGTTGGTATCTGCGTGGAACGGGCAGCACAGCTTGATGGTGGAGTTGCCGTGAGTCTCTACACGCTCCCCGCCCACCGACTGCAAAAAGCCCGCAAGTTCGGTGACTGGCTGCGCCCACAACTTGTTGCGAAGGTCCCACGATTCTTTCTTAGATACCGCGGGAGCACTAGCCTGACTTACCTTGGCCATCGTCAGTCCCCTGATCCTGGGCAGGACAGATTTGTTTGTAGTCGCACCATGCGCAGTGGCGCCCGATACTGGGCGCATAGCCTTCTAGCCCTAGGGCTCGCTGGTTAAGGAAGTTCAGCAACCAGGGCCGCAGAATCGTGCGGATGTAGTCCGGCGTCCGCACCGCCGCCCAATCTATCTTCTCGTTTTTCAGGAAGTGCACTCCACATTGCACCGCGGTTACGTTGGGAAGCCGGGACAGGCCCATCGTGGCGTACACGTCCAGCTGCGTCATGTACTTGGTTACGGCCGCCGGTCGCCCGCTTTTGTGGTCTACGATGAGCAGTTGGCCGCTGCGGAGCAGCACTGCCAGGTCTACTATCCCCCGTATCATAGCCGCCGGGTCGTCGTAGGCGCAGGCCTCGAAATTCGGCGTAATTGCCCACGTCTGCTCGACGAAAAGCTCCTGCATCCCGTGCTTAGCGGTCAGCCGCGAAAAGCGCTGCATGAAGCTGTCGATGTTCGACATGAGAGCGCGCACATCCTCCACTTCGGTCTCCGTGAGTTCCTCTTGGTACTCGGTCAGAGACTTTTCTAGTGCGGAGTTTAAGGCATCCCCTTGGATAGCCAGCTCGAGCACTTTGTGTGCGGCCACGCCGATTTTCGCAGGGCTCCCCTTTGGCCCGCCCTTGATTTTATCAATGTATCGCAACTTGAATGCTAGCCCGCAATTACCTGCCAGGTCTGCCTTAGAAGGAGACCACGGGTTATGAGCTAGCAGCGGTAGGGATACTTTGGTCACACGCCTCACGTCGGTTACGACTAAAAAAGCGGGAGTTGAGTATAACCCAACCCCCGCTTAGGGGTACGTTAACGGCGTGGCCGTGTCACACGTTGTCGGAGAAGTCGATCACACCGTCTGCATCAGGAGTGACGGTGCCGCCAGCAGCCCCGCCGCCCTTCGCCTCCAGAGCCCGCCGCTCGAGACCCTTCTCGAACGAGATCTTGCCCCGGTCGTACACAGCCTTGAAGAAGCTGTGTAGCGCGTCACACACCTGCATCATGGACTCGTCTGCGCGGTTGCCCGTCAGCTGAGTCTTGAGCGTGTAGTAGTGGCGGTTGTTCGCGGTCTGCTTCTCGGTGCTAACCGTGAAGGACCGCGCCCAGAGGGCAGGCGGCCGCGCCAGCTTGAGCAGGTTCTGCCCAGCCTTCGCGGAGGACTTGAGGAAATTGATACGGTACAGCGCGGAGAGGTCCTCGGTCACGCCGTAGATGGCCGTGCCGCGGCTGCACTCCGTCTTCACGCCCTTTACGAAGCGTGCATACGGACAAGAAGCACACGCGCCGTACTTGCTGCCGGTGATGCCGTCCGGCGAGGCGCAGTCGATGTTCTCTTCACCCCACTTCTGACGCACCTCATGCGACAGAACCGGGAAGATGATGAGCTTGTCGCCGATGCGACCATCGGTGCTATATAGCTCCCCGACCTTCGTATCCTCAGGCATCTGAGGAGAATTGGAGATCGGCTGGCGAATCTGTACGAACGGGATGCTGACCCGCTGGCGCCCTTCCATACCGGCGATGCCCGGACGGGTAAGGGTGGACAGCGTCATTACCTTCTGGCCATACTCCGGCGGCAGTGACGCTGCCAGTGTGACCAGGGATTCAGTCGTGATCTGGATTTGTGCGTCGAGATCTTCTTGACTGGGCTTAGAAGTTGTGACGAGATTGGTTGACAACGTGAGCTCCGGTAGAGTTCGAGGGGACAGGCATGGTAAGCCATCGGCTACCAAAGGACAAGACTATAAGTATGTATGCGCCGCAAGCCTCACCGACCCCTCGGCCGGTAAATACTGCGTTGTCGCAGTATTACAAGTCCGTAGAGAATACGTTCCAGCTAACGGCTGCAGACGAACGCGTATTACTGCTCGAATACGCGGAAACCAAGAGCCCTAAGGCTCGGGATAAGATAGTCGAGGGCGCGCTGCGCTACGTGATATCGGAAGCACGTAAACACCCTCGCGCGCTGCACGACAGGACGGTTCTAGAAGACCTGATCGCTGCCGGCAACATCGGCCTGATACGCGCTTTGGGAAAATTCAAACCTGAAGCAGGTACACGTTTTCTGACTTACGCGGGCTGGTGGGTAAAGCACGAGATGCGGGAAGAGGCTCGACGGATCGGGCTGCTGCATATCCCCGCACACGCCGTAGTAAAGGGAGTACGTACACCCACCACGGTAGAGTTCAATGAGCTCACTGCAACAGAGTACGGTCTGTATGACACGCCGGCATCCAATACGATGGTGCAGTGCGTCACCCGGTTACTAGAACTTACCCCTCTAAATACTAGAGAGTCTTTCATCGTCAAAGCCTGTTACGGAATCCATACCACAGCTAAGACTTTGAAGCAGATAGGAAAAATCCTGGATATCACAGGAGAACGTGTCCGGCAGCTCCGCGAAAGCGCGTTAGAGCGACTCCGCGAAGCTGCCGAAACACACGATATATCGCTCTAGGAGCTCATAGCTTCAGCTAGGAGATCCCGATTCTTAGGAGGACGCCCGCGCCGCTTGGGAGCTGCGCCGGCTGCAGGTGCCGCCTTCGCTGCTTTGGGGGCCTTGGGCTTGGCGGCCTTGGCCACCGTGGGAGCCTTCTCCTTAGGGGGCGCGTTCGGGTCCTTGGGAGGACGCCCGCGCCGCTTCTTCGGAGCTCCCTCAGGAAGAGCCGCAGCAGCCTTAGCGCGCTTGTTGCGCAGGTGGTAGTCCGTATCGGTGTAAGTCTCAGTGTCGCTGAGACCCTTGAATGACAGCTCACCCAGGGCGACCCGGATGCCCGCAGCCAGGCCGTTGGCGAAGCTCTTCCCCGTGCGCGAAAGCCCGGAGGCACTCGCGTCGAAGGACACATCGCTAACGTACTGCGCCAGGTTCTTGGAGGTAGGCCGGCCCTTGTTGGTGTACTTGCGCCGGGTACCTGCTGCAGCAGCTGCATCCTTAGCAATCTGGCGTGCCTCGGTGCGCGTGTCGGCTTCGGTTACCTTGGTAACCACTTCGCCCTGCGCGTCCTCATCCACGTCAGCGATATGTAGGGCCTGCTCGAGGGTCAGCGTGCCCGCCCGGAACGCTTGCCAGGCCGCAGGCGCCAGCTTGGTAGCTACCTTGTAGTGGTAGCTGACCCAAGACTGCGGACGTCCGAGGCGAGAGGCGATGTCGCGCTGTTCGAGACCCGCGTTGACCATCTTCTTGATGGTCAGCGCAATCTCATACGGTGCGAGCTGCTCCCGGTCGATGTTCTCCTTGAGATTGCGCTCACGGAGCTCTTCACGGGTGCCGTCGTTGAGGACTACCTCGATGTTAGCGAAGGCCTCGGGGCCCAGGTCCGCGCGGATCTTCTCGATGGCTAAGTACCGGCGGAAACCGTACACGACGAAGTACGTGCCGTCAGGCCCGTCCTTGTTCTCGCATACGCCGATGTTTTGTAACAGGCCAGAGGCCTTGATGGACTCCGCCAGCTCGGCGATGCCCTTGTACTGTTCGCGACTGTTGAAGTCCGTGTCGCACACCAGCGACTCAAACGGGACCTCTATGGTCTTTCGCTTAGCCATTCACGCAGCCTCTCCATGGTTCATCAGACGCCCCAGCAATTCAAGCTGTGCATCCGCGCGTTGATAATCGATAGATGTCTTATCGAAAATCGCCAACTTCTGAGAGATCTCGTGCATGAGCGTCCTGTAAAGCTCCTCCACCTTGTCAAGGGGAGTCTCCTTAGGCGTACGCGCAGCACGTACAACCGTATCCAGCGTCGTCGAAACGATAGGACGCCCGGCTAGGCCTAGGATATTGGCGATAATGCCGATGGCGCTCAGGACTGCATCCCAAATCGCCTCACTCAGATACCACTTATCACTGTGATTGGGGTAGGTCTCTATGAGACTCCTACGCATCATTTCCGCTCTTGTAGCCAAGCTGCCTCTTCATTTACCTTGCGTCTTTCGATCAAGGTAAGGTTGAGTGTGGGTAGTGCCATCCCTTCTAGCACGTCTCCAATCGCTTGGTGAAACTCAGCATGTATTTCATCGCGCGGACCGTTAGTTGCCACACTAACAATGTACAACGCGCGGATCGTGCTGAGTTTCTGTGTTACAGACTCCCAGGCACGTAGTAGGTGTACGTTAGCTCCGGAGGGGGAGCTTCCATTAGAATTACCCGCCACGATTAGGTTCCTCGCTTGTTTCTGGCGTCTCGAAGGGCGCAGAACCGTGTTTGGGACATAAACGTGTCGGTCCATGTATCTTCAACAGCTGCCCGCATAGGGGGCAGCTGTCAGAGGCACCGGCGCGTTTGTCCGCGGCAGGATCGTCCTGCTTTACTCCGAATTTGTCCATACAGACTCGTCATTCGGCTGAAGCGGCTTCGGGGGTGCCGCCCCTTTTACCGGCTTTGTCCTTGTTTTTTCGAGGAGTGCGCGCCACCTCGGGAAAGGCGGCGGACTTGGTGAGCTCGTGGAGCAGCCGAAGGATACCGGCGTCGTCCTTTGCGATGACCGTGTTGAGTACCACGACCTTACCGCGGAACAGCACCGCGAGATCGGGGCGCTCCGCGGGCAGGCCTCCTAGGAACGACGCCACCTGCTCCGCAATGTCCTTGCGGTGCGCGACGGTCTTCTCGTGCTCAGCCGCTTCGGCCAGCGACATGGGTACCTTATGGACCCGGCCAGTGCGGTCACACGTGATGGGAACGAGAACGGTCATAGATTCAGACATCGGCGTAGCTCCTATTCATCACTAGGTTTCTCTTCGTAGAAATTGGACACGTTATGCAAAGGTACAGGTACGGCCGCTCTAGTGCGCACCGCGTCCAGGGCTTCACCAGTACCCCCCATTTCCAGGTAGCACCGCGTTAGCCCCACCAGCAACGACTCTACAGTCTCCTTAGGGAGAATCATGCTGGACAACGGAATACGTCCTGAGAAATCCATGACATCCAACTGCGCCCCATCAGGAGTCCCCGAGTAGTTGTCTATCCCTTCTCGGAAAGACGTAACTAAAAAGCGGGCGTTGGGATGATTCAACCCGCTGGTATTTCGGAACACCATTAACCGCCCCAAGGCTTCTTCTGGCCGCAGCGGTATAGGCTGCGACATCTGCTCTTTTACTTGAGCAGGAAGCTTGGATAGATTAGGACGTGCTCCGAAATCCCAGGGGTTAGACATATATTACTCTCGGTTGAGTATCAGCGTTTGCGCCCGCGGCAGTCACCCCAGTAGGGGCACCACTTTTCGGAGCACCACCAGTTTTCGGGCGCGGTCCGTCGAAAACGTCCGGCAGCTACATCTACCGCAACATCTGCTACTACGTCAAGTGCGTGTAGCGTTTCCTGCTTGGTCCTTATGGATTCCGTACGAACAAAGCGAGACGGTAGCGTTTTGGTCGGTTTGATGAGCTGATCCAGCCTCACGTGCGGCTTGCCCGTGATGTGAGCGTACAGCGACAGCTGCAGCGCGCTGTTCGTCTCCGCCTGCGATACGGCCTTGCGCTTGGTCTTGAGGTCGGAGACCGTGTGGGCCTCCTCAAGATCAATCACGCCTAAGAATGGGATAGGGTCCCCTTCGGGGTAGGTCAGGTCGACCTTGACGACGCGTTCCGCCGCGATTGGCTCGATGGCGGGCACCAGCTTGTTGGTGGCGGCGTCTACGGTATTACCGAACGCGGTCTGATGATACAGCCGCGTAAGGGACATGCCAGCATCCTTGATGTTACCCGGGGTGAGCCCGTCCTCCAGGATCTCGACGTTGACCATCTCAGCGTCGTGAGTGTCTGAGAAGACCTGCTCCATCTCAGGCAAGGACAGCGGGTCAGCCGCAATGATACTGTTGTGCAGAACCTCAGCCGCCTTGTGCACACTGCGCCCCTGCGCGGTGAAGCTGGTAGGCGGGATAGGCTGTTCGAGTACGTACCGCCGACGGTACGCTTCTCCACACTTCAAATACTGAGTTACCTGCGATACCGACAGGTACCCGCGGGGCAGCATGCGCGAATAATAAGACTCCTTGACCGGAGCCTTCTCTATGCCCTTGATCTCTTCGTTATCGACCTCGTCGAGCATCCTCTCGCTCCTTCTCTGCTTGTATTGCGCTGCTGGCGCTCAATAGCCGGCGCATTTCCTGTTCAGCGTCAATGTGAGACTCATCGTCTGTAGGCCTACGCGGCACGTTGCCGTAATTCGTAGGGTCCAACAGGTCCGCGTCGCGCAGAACAGGATTCTGCCTACGCTCGGCCATGGATACTACGTTCTTGGCGCCACCGGATGTCATGGACGGGTAATCCGTCTCCGGCGGAAGACTAGCCTCCGGAGGAGGCTTCGGCGGCGCCAGCGTGGCGGATACCACTAACCCTTCTGGAAATACCTCGGCGAACTTGCTGCAGAGCTCGTCCGTGTTGAGCACTTCAAAGCCGCGGCTGGTGAAGTAGTCGCCGAGCATTTCCCGCAGGTCGTGCGTTTCCATCTGTAGGTGTATTTTCATGGGATCAGTTTTATCTCCGCAGTTTTACGCATCGTCACCCTATCGTGGATGCAATCGGGGTCATACAGAGAGATTTTATGCGCAGCACATCGACGCGCGAATTCAGGACAAGTAGCACAAATAGAGCGCGTTGTCACCAGATGACTAAAGTCCATCTTCTGGTCCAGCGCGGCAGCCTTAGCCTCATCCAGCGTGTGTGCGCCTAACAGGCGGTACACGGTAACCTTGCTGGATTGTCCTATGCGGTAGTTGCGGTCGATCGACTGCAAATAGTGCTCGAGACTCCAAGGCAGGTCGTAATACACGGTGTAGTTCGCGGAGTTGAGCGTGATGCCTATGCCGGTGGAAGCTTGGCCCACGTACAGGCGAACCTTAGGATTTTCGTTGAATGTCGTACGGGCGACGCGCAGCTCTTCAGTACTCATACCGCCCTGTACGCGCACGAAGTCGTACTTGAGCTTGGTGGCTAGCGCGCAGACATCGTCCAACTGCGTGATGAAGTTGGCCCAGATGATCACTTTGTTGTTATCATCCAGAAGCAGCTCTTCTAGCAGTCCTTCTAGCTGCTCTATACGCGCGTTGTCCTTGTAATGCTCGACATGCGGCGCAGGGTCTTCGCGCACGACCTGGCACTTAGGAGTGTACGGCTGTATCGACTCCGTGAGGCAGTGGTTTAGGTGGACACACCCGTCACACAGCTTGGGGTTCTTAGTGGTTTTGTACATGAACCCGCTGGAGATCTGAGACAGCTTACCTAGGACTGTGATGGTCTCAGGCGCGAGTACGTGCGGCGTAACTACAGGGCCTGTGCTGTTGTTTATCTGCCCCGCGTCCATGTCTTTCTGCAAGACGAACCCTGCGGCGTCCGCTCGGTCCATGATGAAGTCGTTGTACACCTTCTTCAGCGAGTGCCCTAGCGCGAACTTCTTGTCGATTATCACGCGCTCCGGAAGATCCAAGCATTCTTCCTTGGTACGGCGCACGCAGACGCGGTTAACCCGCTCGTTGATGATGTCGAGGTTCTTAAACCCCAACAGCATTTTGGGTACGTTCTCGTTGGCTTCCCATTCGGGGTACACGCCGAACTTCTTGCGGAACGCCCACCAATCCTCAGGACAGAAGTAGACACCCAAGAACCTGAGCTGGGCGTACAGATCGAACGGCGACCCCAGTGACGGGGTACCAGACAGCAGCACGCGTCGATACGCGCGGGACGCCAACGCCGCAGCCGCCTTGGTCCGGTTGGAGAATGGCGACGCCATCTGATGCGACTCGTCGGCCACGATCAGCTTGTATCTGATCTTCAGTATCTGCTCTTGGTGCAGAGCCGCCGTCGCGTAGGTGACTACAGTCGCCCTCGGCGTATCGGCGATAGCCCTGTCGATTAAGGCCACCTTTTTAGCTTTACTGGCCGCATCCAGTATAGTAACAACCTCACTTGGAATACGTCCGTGCGTGTACAACTCTTCTTGCCACGTGTTGAGCATGACGCGCGGACACAAGATTAGCGCCGGTTCATCTAAAACCCGCAGCCAGTCCGTGATTATTTTGCACTTACCCAGCCCCGGAGCGTAGAACAAACCCGCGCGTAGGTTGCGTAGGATGTGCTCCAAGCCGTCGATCTGATGTTGGTACGGTTTGGTCAAGTAGCTAAAATCAGCTGGCATCACGTACGCCGCGTCCAGCCGCTGTAAGTGCTGGACAACCGAAGGAGAATGCGTCAATTTGGGCGCTAGTTTACGTAGGTCCGCCAGCACGGACTTATGCACCGGGAAAAACGCAGGGAAGCGCCACGCGCTAGCCTGCCCCCAGTACGACGCCCCGTATACCGCTTTGAACGCGGGCTCTGTTGTACGCAGCACGAATACTGGGGTACCATAGATGCTGTCTAGTTCGAGCTCCAAAATTCCTCCCAGGAAGCAAACATGAGCGGCGCAAACGACGGTGGACTTTCTTTTTCGGATATAGCGGGTAGCCGCGGTGGTGCGGCAAATCCCAATCCGATGTTCGACTTTCTCACGGGCTTCGCGCCGCGCAAGCTCAAGGACCTGTTCCGGTGGGTTGAGTACCTGTACTACAACTCCGCGCACATATTCGCAGCTCTCAAGAAGTTTGCCGAGTACCCAGTCACAGAAGTAGAACTGGACACTAACGACGAGGCCCTGCGAAATAACTGGGGCCGCGTACTAAATAAGTCCATCGATGCTAAGGCCGTCGCCATCCATTCGGGACTGGACCTGCAGCTCTACGGCAACTCTTTCATATCCATTTACCAGCCCTTCAACCGATTCTTGATCTGTAACTCGTGTCAAGGGCGTACCAACGTACGGAAGGTCCAGTACAAGTTCAAGCTAAAGACGATGACCTTCAGCTACACGTGTGCCGCGTGTGACCAGCACACGAGCGGCACATTGAAAGACGAGAAGGTAACGGATGAAAACCGTATCAACGTCATCCGCTGGGACCCCAAGCTAATCGATATCAACCACAACGCGATCACCGGGGAATCTGTGTATTACTACACGATCCCACAGGAGCTCAAGCGTAAGGTCGAGAAGGGGGACGCGCATATAGTCAACACGATGCCCGTGGAATTCCTGCGGGCCATCCGTGACAATAAGGTGTTCGAATTCGCTGATGGGCAGATCTACCACATGAAGATCAGCCCGCCGGCGGGCATCGACTCTCAGTGGGGCTTCCCGCCACTCACATCTACCATCAAGCTGTTCTTCTACACAGCTGTTCTGCGCAAAGCCAACGAGGCCATTGCTCTAGAACACATCGTACCTTTCCGGGTACTACACCCGGCTGCGATTAGCGGCACCGCAGACCCCGCCACTACCATCAACCTACTGCGTTGGCGGCAAGAGCTAGAGTCTAATCTGCGTAAGTGGCGCCGAGATCCCAATCACATCATGTTCGCGCCGTCTGCACTTGGCGTTACGACCATGGGCGGGCAGGGACGTAGCCTGCTGACGCTCGGCGAAGTCAAAGACGCCGAGGACAACATCATCGCTGCCATGGGAATCCCGCGCGAGTTCCTGTACGGCGGTCTGTCGTTCACGGGCTCGGCTATCACTCTGCGCATGCTCGAGAACCAGCTCGAGACATACACCGCGCAACTCAACGGACAGCTAGAGTTCATCGTCGATCAGACGTCGAAGATCCTCAGTTGGAAGCCCGTTAAGGCGAAGTTCATACCGTTCAAGCTGATTGACGATGCACAGCAAAAGCAGCTGCTGCTCAACCTCAACTCCATGAAGCCGCTAGTGTCCGATGGCACCATCCTCGGTATGATGGACATCGACATCAACGACGAGCGCAAGAAGCGGCAGCAGGAGCTTCTGGACGAGACACGGTCTCAGCTAGAGACACAGTCGAAGATCCAGACCATACAGAACTCGCTGGCGCAACAGGCACAGGCCCAGGCTCAGGCGGGTGGCAGCGGAGGCATGTCCTACGACCCGCGCGCTGTGCTTGGCAAGGCCGACGAACTCGTGCAGCAGCTGCAGGGCATGGACGAGGGCGGACAGCGGTCGTTCATGTCCCAGCTATCACAGGAAGACCCGGTCATGTACGCAGTGGTTAAGGACCGGCTTGAAACAGCTAAGAACGTACAGAAATCCCCTGCGGCACAGCAGCAGGGCTGAGAGGAACTAGTCCTTGAGCGACGAATTCATCAAGGCGCTTATTAGCGCGCAAGAAATGCCAGAGATGCCGTCCGAAGTGGCGGCGCGTATCCCTGACCTGCTCGGAGGTGACTCCGGGCAACAGAACCTCATACGTAAGATCGCTGTAGACGACTCTCGGGGCATTCCCGGAGCTAAACAGTTGGACTTCACATTTCAGTGCGCCCGACTGCGCGTCGGGGTGGAGCAGACCGGGTTTTCTAACGGTCAAGCTGAGATGACTGACATTGATGAGTCTGCGCGCCTGAAAGAGATCATGGATATGTCTCTCCGCGGCGAGGCCATCATCAACAAACGGGAAACCACTTTCCTAAAAGACGGCACAGTCGTCATTTGGGTAGAGTGGATGGAACAAAAAAAGACACCGCCGCGTAAGAACCGAGGCTACCTCACGGTAGACGAGTTGCTGAGCCCCGCGCCATCCAACACCGCCGATGAAGACGATGATGAGGACAGCGCGGAGCCCAGCGACCCAGAATACGATGCGGGTGGCGACGAAGATGAAGAGGACTAGCTCAGAGGAATAGGACGCACGTCCATAGACCCTCCTTGTCCAACCCCCATATGTTCATCGCCCCCGGGGCTCATGCCTCGGGGGTCATCTCGCTCTCGGCGGCGACCGCCGCAGAGAGCTCGGCCAGGGACGCGCGCGGGGCGCGGCCCTTGGTCGCCTTGCCCTTGCCCTTGCCCTTACCCTTGCGGGCCGGGGTCGGGGCGGTCTCGGGGGCGGCGTGCGCCCCCGCGTTCATCGGGAGCGCCGGCGGCGCTCCCAGATCACCGAACGCACCTGCCGCCGGAGCGGCGGGCGCGGGCGGGGCCGGCGGGGCCGCAGGGACCTGCCCCTGCAGCCTGGAGCCCACCGCCGCGAGGGCGGGGGCGGGCGCACGCATCGGCTGCACCGGCCGGTGCTCCCGCGGGGGAGCGTTGCGCGCCGCCCGCTGGTCGGCGACGCGCTTCTCGTCCTGCCGGCGCGTGTGGCACGCGCGGCAGTGTGAGTCACCGAGGCGCTCGGGCGCCAGGGTTGACCCGTGGTGCTGAGCCGCGCGGAGCTTCTGCTCCACGCGGCCGAGGGTGGTCGAGAAGACCGCCCCGCAGGTGACACAGCGCGTGCGCTCGAACACGAAGTCCCTGTAGGACTTCGGCTCGAGCGCCTGGTAGCGGGCCACGTCCTCCAGCGACTGGACGTCGTGGAGGTACCGCCCGAGCCCTGCGTGGGCGAAGCAAGGACACAAGTCCTCGCCGGCGTGACGGTGCCGCCCGCACACCGCGCAGCTCTTACGGGTCTCCACGG